CGAAACGTCAACCTTCACGTCGGTTTTCACGTTGTTGGTGACTTGGGGCGGCTTGAGCTCGCCCAGCGCCCGCCCGCGTGAGGCCTCGCGCATCATTTCCGGGTCGCGGCGAAGATCGGCTACCCGGCGATATTCCGCGTCCTGCGCGCCCGATGAGCCGCCGGGGTTGTTGCGCGCGGCTAGATCATTGCGCTTCTGGCGTTTTGCGGCCGCTTCCTCAGGGGTAAGCCCGAAGTCGAGCGGGTTGCCGGACGCGAGGTAGCGGGCCGCGCCAAGGCCGGCAAGAACCGCAGCGGCAGCGCTGCCAGCTCCGCCGACCGCGCGGCCAAGCCATCCGGTAATGCCGCCTATCCCAGCCGCCCCGCCGGCCCCAACACCGCCAGCCGCAGCCGCGCCAGCGGCAACAGCCCCCCCGCCAATCGCTTTCAGCAAGCCCATGGCGCCGGACAAGATCAGCACGCCGCGCAGCACCGCCACCGCGCCGGCGAGCGTGAGCAACGCCGCGCTGATAGCGGCCACGTCGGCGATCATGGCAGTCATGCCCTGATGGTTGTTCGCCCACTCGCCCATTTTATTGAAGGCTTCGGTGAGCGCTTGCAAAACCGGAATGGCGGCCTTTGCGACCGGCCCGCCAACGGCTTGCAAGAGCGAATTCCATTGCGCGTCCAGCGCTTTCATCGTGGCCAGGTAGTCGGCCTGATTTGGCGCGCCTTCCATTTTTGACGCCCAGCCAGCATGTGACGGGTCGTCCGCCGTCGGCACTGTCGATGGCTTTGTCGGGCGGCCAAGCATAGCGCCGTAGCCAGCATCAAGGCCAAGCGCGCGGCGCAGGTTCAGCGCTTCCTTGTCTAGGCGTGACATGCCATTTTCATCTTTTTCTTGCATGCCGGTATAGGCTTGCAGAAAATAATTAGACGAACTGGCGTTGAGCGCCTGCTGCGCCCAAAGCTTGGTCGCCTCCAAACCCTTGATATTCTTTGCTTCAAGGGCGGCGATCACCATCGGAATAAATTTCTGCGGATCGGTGCTCTCGACTTCCTTGCCTACCATGCCGACGCCATCGGGGCTGAGCATGCCAATGTGGGCCCATGCGGCTTTCTGCTTATTGGAGAGCTTCTGCCCGCCCTCAATCATGCGGCCAAACATGCGGCGCTGCACGCCCGCTGTATGACCGCCAAGCGTCTGCATTTCCATAATTTGCAGCGGCAGGGACTCAAGAGAATCACCAACCCACGAAATGCCAGCGCGGCGGGCATAGGAGAAAAAGTCAGACCCGGTGACCTTGCCGCCAGTGGCGTTAATGCCGTGGACCATAGCCCCCAGCCAGGCGTCAACTTTTTCCTTGTGCTGAATAATGCCCTTGTCTTCAATGGCCCGCCACATATCGTAGCCTTGGCCCTCTGCGCTTTTCCCAGTCAAATTACTGACAAGCGCTTCAATTTTCAGCGCTTGCGGCAATGCCTGTATGGCTCCGGCGAGTGTCCCTTTGATTGAAACAAGCTCGTTCGCGACGCGGAGCACATCGCCCGCCGTCGCTGTCGGGACCGCCTTTGTGATATCCGCATATGCCTGTTTCGTCAGGCCAAGCACCTCATTGAACTCAATGCCGTTTCTTATCAACATGTTCTGTTGGTGTAAAAGGTCTTGCCCTTTATCGGCGACGTGCTTCAGGCCCTTCAGCACCTCGACGCCGGCAAAAATCCCGACCCCGCCGGCAACTATGGACTTCAGCCCCGAACCGATACGCGCCATCGACTTTTCAAGCTTTTCGGCGCTCATTTGCAGGCCGAGCATTTCCTTGGCAATGAGCGCCAGCGCCGGAGAAACGCTGTTTTTCATCATCATGTGAATGGCTATTTCGTATGGATTCGCGATCGGACTAGCCCCTTATTTTCTTCGGGCGGTTTTTATGCGCTGCCCGCATTTTCTCTCTGGTTTCCAGGGAAGCCCGCTTCCCTTTTTGGGCCTCACTCATGCGCCGTCTGGTGTCTTCGTTGAAATTCGCCTTTTTGGCCGCGCTTATTCTCGCGCAGGTGTCAGGGGAACGTTTTGCGCCTCGGTGGCGGGCGATCCGTTTTTCAATCCATTCAGGAGTTTGTTTTCTACCCAGTCCCGCCACACTGAGTTTTTTGCGCGTTGCCTCGGATACTGAAAATTTAGAAAGATGCTCTCCACCTTCCGTCATGTTGTAGCCGTTCGGCGCCATCGTTAAGTGTTCAGCGATCAACATTCGTTCACGAATGGCCGCCTGCTCGCGCGTTTCTGTTGCCTCTAGGAGTTCCATGCTAAATGATGAATGGCCATATTTGCTGATGGCATTCTGGAGGGCACCCGAACTGCGAGCAAGCGCGCTCGGTTTTTTGTGATGCAGCCATCGCTCGCCGGCTCGCCCGGACGTAATCCCGATGTATGCCTTTCCACTCGCCTCGCACGTCAGCTTGTAAAGGACTGCCACTATCCGCGCATCCTTGATCTTTGGCTGCTGGCAGATTATATGAAATTGCTATTGAAAGGGCAACTATGCGCCTGTGGTTTTCGGGTCCGCGCATCATGGGCATTCGGCCCGGCCTAAGCTTTGGCGCTAGCGACCTCGTTCGGATTACCCGGCTGATGAACTGGCAGGCCGCCCAAGCCGCCGCCCCCGCGCGGCGCAATCCCTCATTCGTCTATGTCGCCGAGGACTCGCATGGCCGCGTCAAGATCGGCGTTTCGGCGGACCCGAACGCCCGGCTGGCCCAGCTGCAAACCGGCAATCCCCTGTCGATGCGCATGGCCTATGTCGCGGCGGTCAAGAGCGACAACGGCGCGGGGATAGAGCGCGCCGCGCACGAGACGCTGGCGCGCCACCGGCAGTCCGGCGAGTGGTTTGGTGTTTCCGTCGAAATGGCTGTAGCGGCGATCAATGCGGCGTCGTTCCGGCTAGCCGATCCTGTCGTGAGCATCGCGCCGGAACTTGTCGGCGAGGTCATCGGGCTGGCCGCCGCCAGCCCCGCGCCGTCACCGCCCGCGCCCCGTGCCTCAATGTCATGGCTTGGTGTCGCGCTGTTCATCGTCGGGCTGTGCGTTACGCTGCCCGTGATCGCGGCGGCGCTTTGGTTCCTGTTTTTTGTCTTGACGCGTCTTGCCTGACGGCGCGCGGCCTAAAGCAATTTCAACGAGCCGACCATGATGCGTCCTGTTTCCTCAACGACCTGCTTTTCCTTTTTGATCACGGCAAGCCCAAGCACGGGCCGGGGCGGAATGCCGCGCGACGTGCCCAGTTCCTGGTAGATCAGGATTTTGCTGTTGGACCCGATATAGGCTTCGTGATCGTCCGAATTATGCGTGATGCTGTCGCGCATTTCGCCGGTTTCGAGCAAGGGTGAGTTTCCCGTCGCCTTGCGCGCGATGGTTTCGGCTTTCAGCGGCGCCCAGCCCGGCTGATAGTGGCCGGGATAGGACTTCGCTTCGGTTTCCAGAATGACCGCGCCGCGCTCAAGCGCCTTGTGCTGCGCCATCGGCATGTGCGCGGCGGCTTCGGTCAGGAGCGCGGCAAACCCGGCGAGCGTGTAGGTCACCGGCTATTCCGCTCTTTCCAGCGCATCGAATCCCACTCCCATTCGCCGCCGTCATGCTGGCCAAAAACGATCAGCGCGGCGAGCCTGACGGGGCGGCTCATTTCGAAGGCCGTCTCTTCACGCACCCCGTGCTTTATGAGCAAGAGCGGCTCATAGAAGTCGGGATGCGTGGCTAGTTTTTTATTGCGTCCTTGCTTGCGGTTTCGTCCGGGTTGAGCCGCCCGACCGCCGCAATTGCCGCCTGATAGCCCTCGAAGTCGAGGCGCTGAATGCGGGCCTTCAGTTGCAACACATTCGCAGGGCGGTAAACCACATCGCCGTCAATTGAGACGACGGAAGATGCCGTCATGGCCTGCATGATCGCTGCGGCATTGCCGCTGTTTTCGGCGAGCAAAATTGTGAGTTCAAACATATCAAGGGCGGTCAGGCGCCGAACGCCAATCCGGCGCCCAAGGCTATCGATTTCATACTCGACATGCTTTGGATCGCGCGGCGCCAGCGGCGATTTTGCGGGCGGCGGCGCGGCGGTGGCCTCGCCCTCAACCGTCACTGTCGGCTCAAGTCCTGACATTCAAAATCTCCTTAAACAATTTCGAGGCGCTGCGCCGCCATGAAGTTGAATTTCTGCATGATCTTTTCGTTCGATTTGATCGCGCCGCCGTCGGCGAATTGCAGCGCGACATCGGTGTACTGGTACGTCGTCACCGTGCCGTCCTGCTCCTGCGTGTATTCAAGGATCGTGCAGGAAGGGATGTTCGCGCCGGCCCAATAGGCCTTATCGAGCGCGGCGAAAAGCTTGTCCAGGCCGGGGCCGAGGCGGTCGATTTCGAATGAGCCGCTCCAGCCGTCCGGCGGATATTTGAACACCGGCGGCGAGCTGATCGGATTGCTGACCAGTTCTTTCGTGCGCGGCTTTTTGTCGAAATGCACGAGGTTCGGGATCGACATCACGTCGCCGGTGAGCGGGTTCGTGATGTTGACCGTCACCTGATGGCCGATATCGAAGCTTTTTTGCACGGCCATTGCGTGTCTCCTGAATCAAAAACCCCGCGAAGACGGGGCGAAGTTGGGAATGTCGAGAAGAGTGGCTGCCGCGCGTCAGTTCTGCGGCGGCGTGTTGGAAATGAGCACCGATGCGCCGCCTTCGAGGTTGAAGATGAAGTAGCGGACGATGCCGAAATAGATGACCTTGACGTAGGCGAACTGGTAGCCCAGCGCGACGCTGGCCTGCGGGTTGTTGCTGTTGTCGAGGATGACCTGAAACGCCTGCGTCCCGTCCGCCGTGCCGATGATGCCGTTGAATTCGGCAAAGCGCAGGAATTGAATGATCGACGTTTTCGCGCGCTTGCGCTCGTCCGGGGTTTGCGTCTCGCCGATATATTTGCCGC